CCTGTTTGCGCTCCCCAGGGAGTGTTGGCTAGTGGCACATGTCGATGATGTGTGTCGCTAAGGGGGTAATGTCGGGCCTGGTCAGCCTGGGTTGCCCTCTTAACCGCGTGGACCTGCTGCGGTATACAAATAGCCGTCTCCTGCTGAGCTTGCACGCGCTCAGTAATGTAAAGCTAGTGCTGCCCCCGATAGCATGTGCTGCTGTCGGGGGTGCGGCCATCCTGACAACAGGTTATTGGCTGCTTTACCGGCCCTACGAGGTTCGCGAGATATGGAAGCAAGTCGCCACGACGGACGACACATTGGGTGAGTGGGTTCTGGACGAAGACGGTGAGGAGGCACTTCCGTTGCAACCCAAACCACTCGAACCCAACATTGCCGCCATGCTGGATCACAGCATTGGCCTCGCGGAGCACTGGCGGACACAACTCTTCAAGTTCTTGTCAGATCTTGGGATGGATGGCCGCTGGATGACCTACATTCGGGCTCGGTATGCGCGCGACACCGGCCGGCGCCGTGTTGACCAGGCACTCCTCAAACAACGCGACACAATTTTCGCGGTCAGGAACCTTGTCCTGACGAAGGTTACGAGGACAGCCATTCAGGGTCACACCGCCATGGACCGGTTGGTTGTAGCGCGCGCGGTGGAGGAGGCGTTTGCGACGTTTAAGATCCGCATGAACATTCGCGGCATGATACGCGAGGCGTGCATCAATGCATGCTTTGTAGCCACGATGTTCGACGAGGGTGGGGAGCGCATGACTCTCGGGCCCTCTCGTCGGCCGATCTAGTGGGGCCCCGTCGCTCGACTTGCTGTTGACACCCAGGTAGACCACACGACTTCTGGCTACTTGGGGAAGGTGGATGTCAACGTTGTCGGCGGTGTGGGTAAGACCAAACCATACCACAGGCGTTTTGTCGAGCTTGTGGGACTACGTCGCTCTGATGTAACATATCGTGTGCACAACAATTCATACATCAACGCACTTCGCGCTCTCATCGAGCGTGTGTACTTTATCGAGAACGTGACTGATGGCTCAGTTTCATTGGTTCCACCCCCAAAGCCTAAGCGTGCACATTTCTTCCAAAGCATGCAGCGGTTTCGGTCACAACTGTGGCAAAACTTAAAGCCAGTCTGGCGGATGAGTCTTAACGAGTTTGTTGAGACGTCCCCGCAGCACAAGCGCAAATGTTATGCCGCGGCGATGACCCAGTATCTTACCAAGGGGATGGCACCCAGCCAAGTAAAGGTGAAGTCGTTCATCAAGGCAGAGAAGATTTCCGGCAAGAAGGCCGATCCCTGCCCTAGACTCATCCAGCCACGTGGGGTCGTTTTCAATCTACTTTTTGGTTGTTTTATTCGCCCTGCTGAGAAGGTTATTTACCGTGCCATCGACAGAGTCTTTGGCCGTCCCACCGTCGTATGTGGCCAGAATGCTGAGGGCATTGCCACTATGTTGCGGTCGGCATGGGACGAGATCGTCGATCCAATTGCAATTTCGTTGGATCTCTCACGGTTTGACCAACACATTTCCTCAGTAGCGCTCAAATGGGAACACAGCACATATCGTGAAATTTTCAAGAACGACACAGCTCGTGATACCCTAGAGTTCATGCTCAACTCAACCATCAAAAACAGGGGGGTTATTTACACACAGGACAAGTCTGGCCGGCCACAGACAATTCAGTACAGCGTTAATGGCGCCAGGATGAGCGGCGACATGAATACTTCGCTAGGCAACAAACTGATAATGTGTGGCCTATTGTACTCATACTACATTGAACATTGTGGGTTGGTGGCGCGACAAGACGTGAATGTTATCGACAACGGTGACGATTGCGTTGTCATTTTATCGCACGCGGCCCACGAGAAATGCAAGACAGACGAGTCCGATGGTAGGATCAGAGGCGCGGTGGACTGGTTCCGCGAAATGGGCTTCACACTCAAGGTGGAGGGGGTTGTTGATAAGTTTGAACATATCGAATTTTGTCAGACGCAGCCCTGCTTCATCGACGGAAGGTGGATAATGGTACGTAGGTTGGATGCGCTGAGTAAGGATTGCTATTCTCTACAGCCAATCGACGTGATACCCCGGTGGATGGGACAAATACGCGAGAGCGGACTAACGACATACGGCAGTGTGCCTATCTACTCTCAGTTTTACAAATGCTTCCCCGCCAACGCCGGCGCCAACCGTGAGCTCATATATGGTACCGGGACCTACTACTTGTCTCACAACATGACATCCACAGGCGTGGTCACTGACGCCAATAGGGTGGCTTTCTTCGACACGTTCGGTGTGACACCACGGGAGCAGATCGCGATCGAAGAACATTATGCCTCATTGACCTACACTTCCAACCCCGACCCCAACACCCCGGGGGCAGTAATGCCGCTCCCAATAATATAGATTGCACACATTCTGATATTATCCCGGGAACTACACTCGTTATCAAGTAGTACACAACATGAACACACAAAACAACTCGAACAAGCGCAAGGCAGCTCGTGCTGCCAACACCACCGCCAATGCCAGCAACAAGGCCGCCATGCAAAGTATGTCTCAGCGCATTGACGCCCTTCTGAAGCGTATACCTAAGGGGACGTTTCGGACGGGTGGCGCTATCGTCGGAGGCGCACTCGGCGGGCCAGCCGGCAGAGCGGCCGGTAGTGCTCTCGGATCCGGCATTGCCGCGATTACTGGATACGGTGATTACACCGTGAGTTCCGGCATTAACACCTCTAAGATGGCTGACCCTGGCGTCCCGTCTTTCACCCGCAACTCCAACGGTATTTCCGTGTCCCACCGCGAATATGTCGGCCAGATTGCACTGCCCAACACCGCAGCTTTCGATGCCACCCACTACGTCATCAACCCAGGCAACGCCGAATTATTCCCATGGCTCAGCAACCTTGCGGTAAACTTCCAGGAGTATAAGTTTCGCGGGCTGGTCTTTACTTTCCAGTCCCGGACGAGCGAGTATGCTGCCGACAACGCCATGGGTACGGTGATGATGGCAACCAATTACAACGTTCAGGAGAAGCCGTTCACCAACGCCACTAATCTCCTGAACACACAGTTTGCGGTTTCTGCCAAACCATCCACCTCATTCATTCATGCCATCGAGTGTGATGCTGCTCTCGGGTCGAACACCTTTCGGTATGTTCGCGACCCCGCGGCGGTTGACACCAACGTGGTTAGTGACCCCCGGTTTTACGACTTGGGCCGCACCACTGTCGCCACCGAGGGTATTCCCGGAGCACCTGGCTATGTGGTCGGAGTCCTCTACGTGTCATATGACATCGACCTCATGACGCCTGTTCTCAACCCTCCACCTTCAGTTCCTGGCCTCGAGACTTATACCACTTCACTGGTCGTGTCCAACTCGACCGGCGGTGAGTACGACAACGAGACCGACCTCCCGAACTCTGGATGGCAACGTGTCTTCTGGGAGTGCGTAAACTTTGCGCCAGAGTCAAACACGACGTATTGGACCGTTCCCAACATTCCTGCGCAGGAGACGACAGCCTTCTATTCCGCCACACTTGAAAACAGTACCCAGTGGCGGACCGAAGGCACCGGCGTCACGGCTAAACCTGTGCTCGACATTAAACGGAACGGCGCCTATTACATCCGTATTCGTGTTAGCTACGGCACGACTGCTGGCAACAACAAGTCTCTCCCGTCATTCACAGCCGCTCAGGTACCGGCCACACTTACCCCTTCGGGTGCTGCTGCGGTCAGCTCTGACGTCCTTGACGCGAGCTTGCCGCACGCCTTCGGCAAGACCACCGACACCCTGGCTGTGGCCGACTTGATGTACACATTCAATGTTTCCGGAATTACAACTGAAGCTGACTTTGTCACTTTCACACCTGGTAGATATGTAGCGTCCGGTGACCTGCCCACGACCGTCGCCACCAATGTCACAATGGCGTGGACGTCGACTGCACTTGGTTCCGCTGCTAAGATCGTTGCCCCATAGATGACGTCATTTCTACACACAAACACATACATACATATAACACATCGAAACGGCCTTAATAGGTTTCCAGCTTAACCCTTCGAAACGGTAGTCGCCCGTTGGTTGGAGTAAAATGTGGGTTAGACATTGGATTGCAGATTGGGGGGGGAGTTATGCATGGTGCTGGACGTTGCTTTGACGTCTTTGGGTGGATCAACGGCTGCCGCGGGGGCAAAGAATAACACCCCGTGGGTTTTGCCCGCTTGAAACTTTGAGACCGAGCTAATAGTCGACAGACTAGCGTTGCCTGACCAGCAACAGACACCACGTATCTTCCTTTACCCAGTCACCGGACCTGCTTTGGCAGGGGGCCTAAACCGGTTTAAACTGCAG